CGGATGATTTGTCTCGCTGGTACCAACAGCATTGGGGTCCTGGCACCATGACCGGCAATGATTACACTGCTTGGGACTCTGGTGTAGATCACGTCTTTCTAGAGTTTGACCTCTGGCTGATGGAGGTCTGTCATTTTCCGGTGGAGTACCTAGAACGATTTAAGTACGAACGATTACATACTTATTCCTTTCTTGGGGTCCATAAGCCTAGGCAGGAATCCGGTGATAGATGGACTTGGATTCTTAACACATTACGCAATGCAGCACTCACAGGAGCCAGCCTTGATTGTCCACAACGCACTCCCATAGCTATCAGCGGTGATGATTCGGTGACTCGCGGGGCTTGGCGCAAGACAACTGGTTTTAATCCTTCTGAATGGCTCATGGTTCCAAAGCGTGAGGAAGGCACCACCATGGAGTTTTGCGGTTTGATATTTGGTGGCCACGACGTTTCTTTTGATCCGGCCGTGGTTCATTGGCGCTCTCGCTTTGGTTTGCAACAGGGTCGCTCTGATCCTGACTATTGGTTATCCATCCGCCAAGCCATAATTGAGACTTCTGCCAAGCTTGGCCCTGAGTCTCCCAAGCTCGCCGGTGCTCTGCTTAATCTTCGGCGTGCTATACTCTATTTCAACCTACCCACCAACTTGTATATTCCGGATCCTCCCCCTCCTCCTATTCATCCCGTCGATGCTTTGCGATCCAGTTTTCTCAGGTTCTTCCTGGGATTTCTCAATTTCATTTCGCCGATTCGATTTCTATAGAACCTTCCCGGTGCAGGCTACCATAAAGTGCCCACAAAGGCAGTTCACGGCCTCCCCATCTCGAAAACCGTGTCCCATTCTTTAAACCCTGACCCATGGTCCCACCGCGAGGTGGTCTGTCACACAATTTCCGGACCTTGTCGATTGTGTGGCGTGTTCTAGCGCCTTGTCAGGAGGCCCGTTGCTATAGCTGTCTCAGCCGATCGTCTAGGGAGCACGTTGGGTGCTATGAAGACGAGGAGATCCAGGAAACGTGCTGGAAAAGGTTGCTAAACACTCATTTAAGCACCATAGAGGACACATTTCTCCTCTTACTGTAACGAGCGCACGCTGAGCGGGCGGTGTCCCCTGACCGTCTGAAAGGAACGTTCTACCCTCAGTATGTGGAAACGCACTTCGATCGCCACCGAGAGGTTGCCCACTATGTCAAACGTTATTCACAGTACACTTTCGCAAGTTGAACAGACTACTATTTCAATCGGCCATTCTCACGGCCATTTCATTAGTTCTGCTCAGGTTGCTGTTATCCGTCGCGCCCTTGCTACTGATAAGTCTACTGCTGATTTTGCAGCGTTTTCAATCTCGCCACCTACACCCGTCGCTTTGGATCCCGTCGCTGATCTTCAGGATCAACTTCGGTTGGTTCGTTCTACGATTGAATCACGCAAACTCGCTCTTCATACTGCAGACAAGTCAGAGAAGCCCCGCTTGAACCTTTCGCTCAACGAGGCTGTTTCCGAAGCTGCTCGTATTGAAGGCATTCTCAAGAAACTGCGCGCTTAATCGTGGATCACCCAGTCACACTCTGCGTGGGTCTCGCTTTCTTCACCTCTTTGTTCTTCTTTCTGCAAGATTCCCACCATCACTTCTCGACGTTTGCACTTGCATTTCTCCAATTTCCCTTTTGGGCTGTTTGCTTGGTCTTTTTCGCTTGCCGGCTTATTCGCGCTGTTAGCAATTCTTACTTTTACAAGCTTTCTAGGACGCTCCATCTACAACATACTCAGTTAGCTCCTAGATTGCTGCCCAGGATTGATACGGCACCTCCCGTTTACGTCAGCGAGCGAGATATCACGTCAGCCACTCCCACTTCCGCTGCCCGTTATGTCTGAGGTCATTGGAGATACACAGTATCTTCACACGAACAGGGTTCCTTTTTGTGCTGTGCATACAGTCACAGGGCTCTCTGGCAGTGGCCATTTTACTCTCGCCAATTCTCCTGGC